TAGGTAAATCCGTCGCGCGCCACCTGCGGCAGTGCCCAGATGAAGATGTCGCCAATCCCCCGCGCCGCCGCCGCCTCCGCCGCATCGGCGATCCGGCCCCACTGCACCGCATCGCCAGCGCGCGTCGCAAAGCCCGCGAAATACTGCTGGTTCGCAACTGGATATCCCAGCCGCGCCTGCACCGCCGCCCGCGCCACCGCAGCCGCACCGTCGTTGCCGGCCGTCACGAAATCATAATCCTCGAGCTGCAACACATCGAACGCGGGCCACGCCCACTCGCCGGGCAAGTTCAGCCGCATCAGGTTCGCCGCGTTGGCGTTCACCACCTGCGGGGTGAAAAACAGGAGATACGTCCGGGAACCCGCCACCGCCGCGCGCACTGCATCGCGCAGCGCCAGCGTGCTCGCGCCGAGCACATGCCCCGCCCAGTCGAAGTACGCCGCCTGCTCCGCGCTCAGCACCGCGCCAGCGCTCGTGACCGCCGGCGGCAAAGCCCGCCCCGTCGCCGCATACGCCGCCGTTACCCCAGCATCGTAGACGCAGGGCTTCCCGTCCGCCCCCACCCACCACCACGGCTCGCCCACCTGGAAATGCACCGGCTGCCCCGCCGCCACCGCCAGCCCCGCAAGCGCTCCGCCCACCCGCCGCAGATACGCCATCGCATCCGCATTGGCAGGCGACAGCAACGTCGAGGGCGGCGAGTAAGCCGTCTGCGCCGCCGATCCATCCCATGCGCGCTGCTTCCACGCGTCGGGCGCATGCGCATCGAACAGCTCGTAACTGGCTGACAATATGACCGCAAAACCCATCGCCCCCGCGCGCGCCAGCAGATCGCGGTGCCACGCCGCCGCCGCCACGTTCAGCGGCGATCCCGCACCCCCCGCCAGATACTTGCCCGTACCCACGTCGAAGCCGAGCCGCATGAAATGGCTCATTCCCAGATAATGGTTCAGATAGCCGCGATACCCGAGCGCCTGCGCCTGCCGCAGCACCCGCGCGGGCGTCAGATTGTAACTGTCGTCATAGCCGCTCGCGATCCGCAGCCCATGCTCGGGCAGATACGCGTCGCCCACCAATATCGTCGCCCCCGCCCCGTCGCACGCGATGCCCGAAAGCGCCGCCCACCCCTCCACCGGCGCGGGCAACGGCGAGATCGCGCCGGTATAGCCCGCCGGCACCAGGCTGATGAACATCCGGTCGATGTCCCCCGCCCACACCGGCGCGCCCGGCAGCGCAAACCCGCTCCCCAGGGCGGAGAACGGCAGCACCACCTGCGCATCGGTGCCCGTGCCCGTCGCGTAATTCCACAGCCGCACATACCAGGTCTGCGCCACACCCCCGGCGTCACGCCCCTCGATCGTCAGCACCGGGCCGTAGACCGCGTCGAGCGGCAACACCCCCGCGCTCTGCCAACGGAACCGCAACGTCAGTCCCCGGTAATCGCGCGCGGTCTCATACGAAAGCAGCGGGTGATCGAAGCGATCCGCGCTCTCCCAGATCAGCCCCGCCAGATCGCCCGCGCCATAGAATACCGCATCCACGCGCAATGCATCGGGCGCGGTGGTCGTCACCGCCGCCATCATCGGACGCGGAAAATCGACCGTCCAGAAGCGCGCGTCGAAGCGCTTCATCCAGTCGCGCCGGACCTGATCGTCGGCGCTCGCCAGCCACCAGCCCACCGCTCAGCCCTCCGCCCGTGCGAGCGCCAGCAGCAGCGCGTGCGCCGCCTGCGTCGCACTGCGCGCCATATATGCTGGCCGCCCGTGGCCAACCGACGCCGCCGAAGGTACCGCCAGATGCGAACCCGCATGATGCGCCCGCGCGCCCAGCATCGCGCTCAGCGCCTGCCCCGGCTCACGCGGCACCGGTGCCGCGCCCGCGCCCGCCAGCCGCGCCAGCTTGCCGTCCAGCCCCCGCCCGGAACGCGCTGTCCCTCCATCTCCCGCCAGCGCTGCAAACAGCGCGTCGAACCCGTCAGCCATTTGCTCCTCCATCCACCACGGTGCGCGCCGCAAATTCGATCAGCCCGCGCATCGGACCGCCCGGAGCTTCCGCACCCACCACGCTGCGCACGAAGCGCACCCACTCCAGCCGATGCCCGTCCAGCGCCGGGCCCAGCCCCGCCGCCACCGCCTCCACTGCTGCCAGCGTGCCCGCACAGCGGGCCGAGCGCAGTGGCATCTCCCACACGCTCACGCGCAGCCGATGCTCGCGCGCCTCCACGCTGAAGCTGCTCGCATCGGTCGCCACGTTCGGCCCAACCGTCATATAGGGCGGCACCGCACCCGGCGGCGGCGTGTCGTAGACCGCACCCCCCACCGCCGCCTGCACCGCTACGTCCGCCTGCAACGCCCCCACCAGCGCACGCGCCAGTGCCTCGCCCGCGCCACTCATGCCGCCACCTCTTCCACCAGCAGCCGCATCCGGTCGGGGGTCGCGGGATCGCGCACGATGCTCAGCACCGCAAACGCCCGCACCCCCCACCGCAAGCGGCACGTGAGGTCGATCTCACCCGCGCGCGCCAGCACCTTCCACCGCGCACGCCGCACGCGGCGTTCCCCCTCGATGCGCGCCTCCTCGCCCGCCTCGCTCAACTCGGCCCACACCTGGCCCGCCGGAGTCCAGCCACCCTCATAGCCGCCGATCCCGTCGCCCACGCCGAAGAAGCGCTCCACGCCCAGCCGTGTGCGCAGCCGTCCCGCAAACCCGTCCGCCATGTCAGCCTCCCTATCCCAGCCGGATGCGGCGGAACGGCCGCCACAGCGCCGCCACCACTGCGGGCGGCCCCGCCTCGTCCGCCGCGTCGCGGTTGGCGAACAGATGTGCCGCCAGCCGCACGATTCCCTGGCGCAGCGGCTCGGCGACGCCGTTCCAGTCCGCCGCCAGCCCCGCCGTGTAGGTCACGCGCAGCCGCGTCGCTTGTCGCTCGGCGGTCGCCACCAGCCCCACCCCGTCCGCGTCGAAGCTCAGCGTGTAGCGGTCGGCCGTCAGCACCGCTGAAGTCCCGTCCGCATACAGCGCCTCCACAACACTCACCGCCGCCACCGGCGCACCCGCCAGCCGCGCGCCCGGCAGGGGCAGCGCCGCCACCGTCTCCACCGCGCCCCGGCTTACCAGCCAGGTTCGCGTGAACGCCTCGCACAGCGCCCGCGCGCTGCGCAGCAACCCCGCGAGCAGCGCGTCCTCGTCGCTCGTTTCCAGCCGCAGATACGCCTTCAGCTCGCCCACGCTCACGGGTTCTGGGGCGGCGGGCACAGGTTCCACCAGCATTTCAGCGATCCTCCACGCGCAGCACCACCTGCCGCTCGTCGCTCCGCCCGTCGGAGAAGGTCACATGGTTGGTCAGCCGGTACACTCGCCCCGCCACCCCGCCCGTCACCAGCGCACTCGTCTGCGTGGGTGCGATCGCGCTCGATACCACGCTCACCCCGCCCGGCTCGGCGGGCATGGCAACCCAGCCGCTCGCGCTTACCGTCTGGCCGTTCAGATAGCCCGCGTTCCAGTCGAACGAATAATCGAGCGACGCACCCGGATCCTTCGCAAAGTAATTCATGTCAGCTTCCTCCCGCCAGCAGTTGCGCGCGCGATCAGACCGGCTGGCCGAACTCGATGTCCCACGCGGAAAAGCTCACTGTGCCCCCCGTCACCAGCGCCTGCGCCGGGCAAGTGGTCACATACAGCAGCCGGGACGTGCCCGGATCGGTCAGCGCCACATAATTGGCGGACCCGGCAACGCCGACCGCCACGCCGCTCTTGGCACCCACGGTGGTGCGCCGCCCGTCGATCACACCGGCTGCGGGCACGCCGAAATCGGCCGGAGCCATCGTCACGCTCGCCAGCGCCTGCGCGGTCGCGGTGGAGTAATCCGCCGGTTGTGTGGCCAAGGCCACCATCTTCGTCGCGGTGCGCACCACCGCGATCGCTGCATCCAGAACGTCGCTGTTGACTGCCTTTGCCATCGTTCGTCTCCTCGTTACGACTGTGAAATCTCAAGGACGGCGCACCGGAACGGTTCGCGCTTCGCCCGCCACCGGGGTCTGGAACCCCGCCATGAACCGCATCGCCGCCGCCGCCTGCGCACGGCTCGCCACACGCGATCCCGCTGGCACCAGTCCCGCCGCAACCGCCAGCATCGCCGCACCCGTGCGGCCCGGTACACGCGCGCCCGCCGCCGCCACCTGCGCCGCGCCCGCCAGCGCCGCCGCCCCGCCGCGCGCAACACTCCGCGCCCCTGCCGGGCCGAGCGCCAGCACCAGCCCCGCCGTCACGATGCCGCCGCGCGCCGCGCTTCGTGCGCTCGTCAGTCCGATGCCGATCTGGATCGCCGCAGAGGCCGTTCCGCCGCGCCCCGCGCTACGCCCGCCCGCCGCCGCAATCCCCAGGGTCAGTCCTACCGCACCCGCCTGCGCGCGCCCGCTCGCGCGCCCAGCCGCCGGCGCCAGCGCTGCATTAGCCTGACCAACCGCAATCGGCGCGCCACCGCGTCCCGGCACCCGGGCCGAAGCCGGCACGAGCGCCGCCGGTGCCGCCGCCGCCAGCGCGCCCGCCTGCGCGCGCCCCGGCACGCGCGCCCCCGCCGCGGCCAGCCCCAGCGCCACCGCCACCCCCTGTCCCCGGTCGCGCCCCGGCACGCGCCCGGCTGCCGGGGTCAGCGCCGTCGCCAGCGTCCCGGCTTCGAAATCGTCCGCAAACGGATCGGTCGCGCTCGATTTGCCCCACAGCCCAGCCTTCGTGCTCGCCGGGATCGCGGGGTCGATCGCATATCCCCCCGCCGCGCCCACCTGCGCACCGTTCAAAAACAGCAGCGCATTGCTTCCCGAAGCACGCAGCTCCAGCGTCGCGGGCAGCGTGATCGCGCCCATCGTCACCTTCACCACGCTCCCTTCGGTGGCGCTGTTCACCCGCTTGAACAGCTCCACCTGCGTGCTGCTGACGATCCGGAACCCAAGGAAATTGAGGTGATCGGTCGCGCGCACCGCCACTGCTGCCACCGCCGTGTTCACATACAGCGCCGCCTTCGCATAATGGTCCGCCGCCCCCGTCTCCACGCGCGCCAGGCACCCGTTACTCGTCGCCACCCGCGCCTGGTTCACCGCGTTGATCTTCAGACCGTTCTGATCCGCCGCCGCCACGCCGAAGCCCGTCCACGCGCCGCTCCCGCCCGTCCCCGTGCGCCCGTTCAGCGCGGTGCCCGAAACGCCGGTGAAATTGTCGCTGAACACAAGCGCCATCGGCCGAACTCCATCGCATGCGCGTAAAAAAGCGCCGCCGGGCCGGAAAGCCCGGCGGCGCAGTCATCGGAACGAGGCAGGGGAAACCCCGTCCGGAACCCGTCCTCCCCCTCTGGGGGAGGTGCCCGAAGGGCGGAGGGGCCTGGCCGCAAAGGCCAGACCGGTCAGCTCACGTCGAACTTCAGCAGCTTGATCGCCTCGCTGTTCGCCACGCATCCGCTAACCCGTTTGGTTGCGTAGAAGTTGACGAACGGCTTGTTGGTGAACGGATCGCGCAGGATGCGCGTGTCCAGCCGGTCCGCGATGATGTAACCCGCGTTGAAGTCGCCGAACGCGATCGAGAAACTTCCCGGCGCGATCGTCGGCATGTCCTCGCAGTCCACCACCGGATAGCCGAACAACATGTCGGGCTGACCGGGCACCATCGAAGGCGTCCAGCTGAACCCGCCATAATTGTCCTTCATCCGCCGGATCGCCGAGAGCGTCTGCGTGTTCATCACGAAGCTCGCATTCTGCCGGTAGGCGGGCCGCAGCAAGTGAATGAGATTGATGATCGTATCTTGCGGGAACACCGTTGCCGTCTGGGTCGGGAACGCCCCGCTAATCCCCGTGGTGATATATTGCAGCGTGCCGATGGCGCGCGCGCTATCCGCCGCCGTGCTCGCCGGGCTCGTCAGGAACCCCAGCGGACGGTTCACACCCGATCCGTTGACGAACGCCGCACCCTCGGCACGCGCGAACTCGCGGCCGATCTCCTGGGCGAGCCAGCCCTCCAGATCGAAGAAGCTGTCGTCCAGCATTGCCTGTGTCGCGCTCGGATTGGCATAAAGCTCGCCCATCGGCGGCGCGATCGTGCCGAACTTGACCGTCCCAGTCGAAGCCTGCTGCGACGGATCGAGTTCGCTCACCCAGCCCGAAGCCAC